TTCGAGTTGAACCTCGTAGTGGTTTAGGCTTTAAACATAACTTACAGCCTCATTTAGGTATTATCGATAACGGCTATAGAGGAGACTTGGGTGTTAAACTATATAATTTTAGCGATACTAATGTAACTTTGAATAAAGGTACAAAGATTGCTCAGTTAGTTTTATATCCTCATATTACTGCTAATGTAAGTTGGGCTGAAGAAGTTACTGAGGCTGATCGTGGAGATGCAGGGTTTGGATCAACTGATAAAGCATAATGGAAATATCTGATATTTGGTGCGAGAAGTATAGACCTTCTTGTTTAGATGATGTAGTTCTAAACAAGAATATTATTACCTATTTTAATAAGATAAAAGAGGAGAAAACTCTCCCTAATATTTTATTTGTAGGTCAACCAGGTATCGGAAAAACTACTTTAGCAAAAGTCATAGTAAATGATATTCTTAAGTGTCAATACCTATATATCAATGCATCTGATGAAAACGGTATTGATACTATAAGAACTAAAGTACTAAATTTTGCTCAAACAAAGAGTTTGTTTGGCGATATTAAAGTTATTATTCTAGACGAGTGTGATGGGTTATCTGTTGATGCGCAGAAGGCATTGCGTAATTCAATTGAAGAATATCACGACTTAACTAGATTTGTACTAACTGCTAATTACAAACATAAAATTATACCCGCTCTACAGAGTAGGTGTCAAACTATAGATATTAATTACGATAAGTCTGATTATATTGCTAAGCTTATATCTATAGTTAAGTTAGAGGAAATGTCTATAAGCAAAGATGATTTTATGGGCATTGTGAATAGTTGTTATCCTGATTTTCGTAAAGGTATAAACAATATTCAAAAGTTTCATCTATCTGAAGGAAACCAACAGAAAGACTTTAATGCTGATAACTTCTTTGAAGAAATAGTATCTAATCTATTATCAAGTAAGCAATATATGAAGATACGTAAGTACATTATTGAGAATGAAGCATTGTTTAATAATGACTATGATATGTTGTTTAAGAAATTATTTGACTTCTTATATGAATATACGATGGATGAAGACAAAAAAAGAGACTGTTTAATTACAGTCTCTAGATATTTTTATCAGAATAGTCAGTGTATAGATCAGGAGATCAACTTCTATTCTTGTATATTAGAATTACGCGTTTAGGTACTTCGCAGTAGTTAACTTATAATCCCCATCAGGCACATGTGTTGGTTGACCAACATCTGCTGCCGTTGTTTCTGCTTCTTCAGGCTTTAAGGTAACTTTATGATCCGCATCATTGGTTGGATCTTTCTGTGTACCTCGTGCATCAGCCGAAGAAATAGCGAACTCTAATAATTCTAATGGAACTGTTAAGTTCTGGGCATAAAAACCAGGAGAGATTTCTACTGCAATATCAGCGAGTTGTTTTTCACTATCTGTTGTTTCAGTCTCGTATACTGCTTTTTTGATAGTAGAAAGCATAAGTGGTTTTCCTTCTTCAGCAACAGTAACAATCTCGTCAACATACGCTTTACGAGCTTCGTCTAGTCCTGAGTACCAATCAGAAGATTTCATATTACTTGCAAACTTGACATAATCTCCAGCAATAGGGCCGGATTTGACGAATCTACCAATTTGCGCCTCAAATATAGTATCGAATTTACTCATTTAAATTATTTATTGTTTTTAGCCATTTTAAATTAAATAATTATAGATGGCTCTTAAATTAGATATACTAAAAGATGTAAAGAATAAGAACAGTTTTCGTTCATATTCTTTTGCAGATTTACATTTAGATATAGACTTAGACGCAAAAACACCTGATACTCCAACAGGGGCTGAGAAAAATAAGCAAGACCTTAAAATTGATTACGACGAAAAAGCTATTTATAACTCTATTCATAACATTTTTAACACAAAAAAAGGTCAGAAAATCCTAAACCCAACTTTTGGTTTAGATCTTGAACAGTATTTATTTGAAAATGTATCTAAAGAAAATGGTCAAACTATAGGGCAAACAATATATGAAGAGTTAGCTTTGTATGAGCCACGTATAGTTGTTAACGATGTTCGTGTAGTTGCTCGACCAGACGATAATGAATACAAAATTACCATCTCAATAACTATCCCACCGTTAAATAATAAAAAAGGAACAGCGACTGGTTTATTAACACCACAAGGATTTAATTACTCATAATTATGGCAAACTTTACAGAATTTAATCTACCAACAAATGCGTACACTGGGTTTGATGCTCAGAGTCTCAGAGATCTGATCATTGATAGAATTAACAACGATGCGACAATCAATTTCACTGATCAAAACTTTGAGGGTAGTAATATTTCTGCCCTTATAGATATAATTGCATACTCCTATCATACATTACTTTTTTACTTAAATCAAACTAGCTCAGAAAGTAATTTTAATGATGCTGAACTATACGAGAATATTAATCGCATTGTTAAACTTATTGATTACAAACCAGTCGGTAAACAAACTTCAGTATTACCTGTAGAAATAAAGGGTACGTCTGACTTGTCCGCCGGTTATTATACTATACCTAAATTTTCATTCGCAACAAGTCAAGGTAAAACATTTACTTTTACTAAAGATGTAACATTTGAAAAAACTACTTCTGATACTGAAACAATCTCTGCTATCGGAAGTCAATTAATGTATGAAGGTATATTACAAGAATATCCGATTATTAACCCTATTGGAGAAAAATTTGAAGTAGTAAATCTATTACCAGGCAGTAATACTACTATTGATCATTTTAATATTTACGTATATGTAAAAGAAGTTAACGCTAACAACAAATGGTATGAATGGTCTCGAATACCTTCTTTATACTTATCTAAGCCGAATGAAAGGAACTTTGAGATTAGATACAATGAAAGTAAAAACTATGAATTAAAATTCGGCAATAGCGTTAACGGTAAGAAATTAAATCAAGGAGATCAGATCGCTGTATACTACCTTAAATCTTCTGGCACAGACGGAAAGGTAACAAAAAATACTTTCAATAGCAGCTCATTAAACATATATAATACTTCCCAGTTTGATGCTATTCTCACAGACACGCAAGATACCTCGCTTAACTTTTTAACAATTGAGACTGTATTAAACACTACTATAAGCAATACAGAAGATAGTACAGACTTCGGAGAAGAAGAAAATGCAGATGAAATTAAACAAAACGCTCCGAGATTTTTTAGTTCAGAATATAAGCTCACAACAAAAGATGATTATAAAAGCTTTATAGAGCGTAATTATAAAAATCTTGTTTACGACGTAACAGTACAAAATAATAGCGATTATACTAACGATTATCTTGCGTATTTAAATAATGAACTAGGTCTAACTGACTATAGTCAGGATACTAACGCCTTGTTTAATCAATACTTTTTTGCTGATAGTTCAGATGCTAACAATATATACTTAACTATTGTACCAAATTTGAGAAAAAATAAATCTGTAATTACTAGATCAAACTATCTTTCTAATGCTCTTAAAGAAAAAATTCGAAACGAGATTGCAGATTACAAATTACTAAATAGTGAAATTGCTTTTATTGACCCAGTATATTTAAACTTAGATTTATCGCTACGATTTTCTGGGGAAGTAAACAGACTTAGATATAAAGATAGTACTCAATTAGTTATAACTAAACAAGCTAGGGCTTTAATTAACGAAGACGATTTAAAAAGTAAGGTGTATAATATTATTACTACATACATTAATAATTTAAAACTCGGAGATACTATTGATGTGAGATTTCTTAATAATGAAATTGAAAAAATTCAAGGCATAGAAAGTATAGAAACATTACGTACAGATTTAAATCGTGGTACCCCCGGACTTTCGTTTTGTGTGTTTAATCCAATTTACAATGGAAAAGATAAAAAAGTATTCGACACTAGATGTAAATTAAAACCATACCAAATACCGTACATTGAAAGTCCTGTTGCTTTTAAAGATAAAATCGTAATAAAGTCCCAAGTCACTAACAAACGAGTTGTTGAATATTAATGAGCGCCGAGGAAAAATGTCCATTAAGTGTACCAGTACCGATTACCCTATCGGTAAGCACATCCGGGTCGATACCTTCTCCGGTGAACAATATACACAGTTTATCTGCTACACACAGCGGCTTTACTCGTATAAGTGAGTTTACGTTTACATCTAATCTTACAGGTTCTACATCATTCAACGAACTAGTCGACCCACCGATTTCAACTACTATCGCAGTTTGGGACTTTGGAGACGGTAACACTCTAAGCGCACGAAATACTCCAACTACAACTCATACATACAAAGTTCCTGGTATTTATACTGTAGCTGTTTATTATTATGACATTAACGGTTCGGCGTACTTTAACACTCTTACTGAAACTGTATCAGTATATAACTACGTAGAGACAAATATTCAATTATCGAACACCGAAGTAGATAGTGTCTCTGGGATGATGTTTAGAGCTGGTAGTACAGATGACCACGGGCAAATGTTTCCAACTCTTGTTACTGCTTCCTGGCAAGACGTAACAACAGATTCTATTACAGGAACAGAAGACTTTACTCTATATGTTACAGCAAGCGGTAGTAAATCAAAACCGTATGATACTAAAAACAAATACGCTCATTTATTGCCCTACAATGCTTTTTATGATCGATCCGAAAGCAAAAATGTACGCATTGATCATACAGGAGTAAACATAAAAGTTAATAAACGCAATTACGCAATTAACCCAAAAGATAATACTATTAAGTTAGTTGCAGATAATTTTATTCCAGAATTAAGCGCGTTAGGTATAAAAACCTACATGCTTGGTGCAACAAATAATCCGCAGAACGCTGTTAACAGTTATAATACTTCTGTATCTGGTTTGACGGGATCAGAAACATTGTCTGGTAAAAATGTAGTATTAAGTTATTATGATGATACCCCAAATACAGATCCCGGGGTTCAGTTAATTGTAAAGCTCGATCTTAGTAAGCACAGACTTAAAAACTTCTATGTAGATAATATAGAAACAGATATTAACGGTAGTGGGCAAAACTTTCTCGAGACAGGTGGTGGTGCTCTTAAAAATTACGATGGTATATTAGTCAAAATTACTAACCCGGTACCAAACTTTTCAGATTTGTTTTCTTTTACATCTACTGGAATGAAACAAATGTCTGCCCTCAATTACAAAAGACAGGGAGATAAATTTCAAGTTTTCATAGGAGTACAAGACAAAGATAAAAACATATTAAAAAACTTTTCTGACTTTAAAAGAATTACAACCGGCAATATTGGTACCTTATCTGCTACTGATAATAATTTTTATGTCAATTGGGCTAGTGGTGGAGATTTACACACCACTAATATAAGCAGTGTAAGTACTGACAAGTTCCCATATAACAGCGCTACAAGTAACACAGAGTTAAGTAGCTTTTTATATCTGAATATCGATCCATTAAGCGCTGGTACATGGACATTAAATGTCTCAGCAAACATTACATCTTTAAGCGCCAACACGCAAGCATTATCTGGTTTCGGTAATGTTGGCGGTAATGTTGGAGAAAGTACACAACATTATACCGGTTCATTTACTTTTACAGTTTACCCGTCAACCAACGATGCTGAATTTTATTTACAAAATGAGGATATAGATTACTCTCAAGTAATTAAAAGTTATAGATTTCAATCATTCATGCATGAATACGATAATCTATTTGACGGTATATTTACGTCGTTTGTAGGAGAAGCTAGTTCGAGCCCAACTACATTTGGTAAGACTGTTTTCTCTAAAATAGCTAACTTTGTTACTAATCATAACGATGTTGATTTATGTAAAATAAATCAAATACAATCCTTTTATGATTTACTGAATGAGGATGTAGATATTATTTTACCGGAACCTCCCTCAGAACTAAAAAGACTGTACGATACGTTTAGTATAAAGGTATCTAAATTGTTAGGTAACTATGAACAATTTTCAGAAAGCTTAAACTCGAATTTTTATACTTCTTCTGCAGACGGTGTGAATGTAGATTTTAACAACCCAATTACTGCTTCTACATATACAGTTACAGCGTATACAAATTTTGTAGCGCGACAAAAATTTAATAACGAATTTTTAATAATTAAACCTCAAAAGGTTGCTACTAAAAATGTTGATGGTAGTTCTTCAGGAGAGTCAAGCACGTATGCCTTATCAACATACAACCTATATAGCAATTGGGGATGGCCTCTAGACACTACTGTGACAGGTGCGAGCGGGTTGTCTACTATGTATGATTTTTATCCATATACGGTAACTGATCCAACTTCAGCAACTAAAAATTTACAAGCAAACTTAATTGATTACAATAATCCCCATACAACAATAACAAGAACTGCTTCATCTTTAAGCGGCAATTGGACTAATGACGATGGTATAATGTATAAGAATTTAGACTATCAAATACGGAAGGGCCTTAGCATATGACAATAGATTTAAATACAACTAATCCATTATCATTTGTAGAATGGAAACAATATTATAATGATAATCGCGACGCGTCAGAATTATCTATATTATACAACAACTATCTTGTTGACTGGAAAGACCAAAAGCAAACTAACGCAGATACTAAAAACAACTACACGAGGTCTATTTATACTCAATTCCTTAAGAACTTAACATTAGATACTTTAGATTCTGAAGTCGGTAGATTTTTAAATGAAATAGATACAGACGATGTATACGAATTAGAACTAGGAGTACATTATTTTGTTAATATAATACGGAACCAGTTATTAAGTGTAAAGGAGTTAAGAGATGAAGCTACTTTTAGTACGACAAAAAATAAACTAAAAACTTCTAAAGCAGGAATAAAGCAGTACTTAAAAAACTATATTTCTAAACTTTTAAGTAATAAGGATTTTATAACTGAAAATACTGATACTGTAACTGCTAATATAAATGTTGAGAAAATCGCTAACGCGATTTCTATAGATATAGATCATTACGTATCAGATGAATTTATATATAACATACACCCTATAGATAAAGATTTAGCGGACAATATTGAGAACAGAGTTTTAAGAGAATCTAAGTCAAAAAATATATTTCAATTAATTACTATTAATAAAAATGGCAAACAATGTAAAGTTGAAACTAATAATATTTCTACTCCAAGCGCTTTATTAGGTATTAATGACTCGTTTTCTAATTATGAAAGACTACCTAATAGATATTTTCGTAATGAGATAAAAACATTAGATAATTTAAAATTTATTCTTGAACGGGATTTAATTAAAAAATATTTAGCTAATGATATATATCGACTATCAGGAGATAAAAAGAATGCTAAAGTAGAGGTTTTATACGATAATGTTAACCCTACAAACAATCTAACTCAAAGATACGGACCGAACTTATTTGGCGGTATTGTAAATGAAAAAAATACGAATATATTTCCTTTTCAGCTATCATATAAAAATACTGGTACAAATAATTTTAATTCTTTTGGTCTGACTTTTAATATTAATTTATCTGCTTTCAACGGAAGAGAGTATTTGATTCCAAACCCACACCAATATGAACCTGGAATAAAAGCAGTTGGTTATATTAAAGACCACAAAGGTAATATTTTACGCAATATAAAAGTTAAACAACGTACTCCATTAATTTTTAAATCTAAAACAAACCCATTTAAAAATAATGATAGAACAAATTCAGTTAATTTTTATAATAATAAAATTATACGTAACTATGGCTATCAAAGTCAAGAAAACAGTTTAGAATATACCCCTGCAGGTATTAACAAACGAGAAGATAATATTAGTTTCTGGGAAGATGCAGAAGGTCATATCGATTGGAGAAATACAGATACATATCCGGTAAGTGTTTTAAACATATTTCCAGAAAGTAAACGCTTAGATGATTTACTTATCACAAACAAGACAGGCGTTAAATTACGGAGTGACGTATATGGTAATGAGTTTTACTTTGTTAAGTCGGTATACCCAAAGAGAAAAGCGGGAACATCATATATAAGCGAAGAGTCCTCCAGCACAGATACAAGCTGTACAACTGCAGCTGAGTTTTATGATGGTCTTTACTTTAATCCGCTTTTATCTGCTATATCCGCAGCTCAAGCAGATAGCCCTACAGCATATACTGGCTTGACAGGGATATATGATACATTCATTGTTAATGATAATACATTAAATGATCTAGGCAGTATAGGAGGAGCTGGTAGATCGTTTTTTGCGCCCTTATCAACATACAATTGTACAGATCTACATACAATAGCTTTATCATGCGGATCTGTATCCGCTGTATCTGCGGTTGATGGTGGTCCGTTTAAAAGTCATCCTGGTCGCTCAGATATATTAATTGAGAATTATTTTAAAGATATAACTATACCATACTATACTATTGACTCGACTGCAATTTATTCCAATACAGTTACTACGTATGAGTCAGCGAGTCTCAACCAACCAACAGCAACAAAGTTTCAGTTATTTGAACAACAATTTGAAGAGTTTGGAGAGATATTTGTGCGTAATAATTTTTCTCAAGAAGTGTTAACTTTAAAACAAGCCATGTCTGCTGTGTTTAATAAACATTCTGCTCCAACAAAAGGCCGAATTTATAACTCTAATAAAATTCAAGATTTTGAAGTTATTGAAGATTCAATATACATACAGACTAACATAGAAACATTAACTGAAAGATATACATTTGATGATGGTACATTTAAAAATGCAGCTGGGTCGAAATCTATAATAACTTAGTAAATAATTATATGCCTTTTAGCAACAAACAGTCAGACATATTTTACAACGATCAAACGAAAGAAATGTTCGTTTGTACTGTTAGTGCTATTACTGCAGCAAGGTGTGAAACTGGTGAGACAATATATGGCTCATTACCAATAATTTACAGAATAGATAAAGATACAAATCATAGACATACTATATATCCTGATAATTTAGATACATTTCATACAGATGAAAACTCAGATATATTTAAATTAACTCCTCCGTGTCCGGTAGAAGATTTAAATTTTGACTCTATAACAAAACCTCTTATTAATTATAATAAAGATACATCAAGATATTCTGTAACCTTTTTAGGTCGGTTTGCTAGTGATGTAGATGGGTTAGTAATTAATAATTATATTTTTGAAGATGTAGATAGTAAGTTTCATTTATTAAAAGCTAAATCCCTGTTACCGCAAAATTCTTTATCAGCTGTTAACGGTCGGTTTACATTTGATAGTGGTTATTTAAATTCTGATTTATATCTCGGTGGTAACACTGTACGCAACCAAAATGCTTCTTGGTTTAACCCAGCAGACGGAGCTGAAGTAGAAAGATCTCCTAACTACATGGTGTCTCCTACTCACGTTGAAAGTACAAGCGCAATAGGATTTAATTTAATTCAAGACAATACTAATACAACACTTGACGCGTTAACAGGAGATAAAAATTTCCCTCTTATGTTTAGCGGTGGTTATATAACCGTTAACCCAAAATATACTGCTTATGATCCGCAGCATACTATAAGAATAGATTTTCGTGCAAGAAGTTTTAATGTACCAGCCCCTACTGCTTATGGAAGTACCCAGACAGTAGGCGCTAGTGCATCAAGATGGGTACAGCAATATGCACCTGCAGGAGCAGGAGAAGGTTTTTGTGTATATTTGTTTGAACAGCCTCAAAAAGACAAGTATGTTGTACCTAATGGTGTTGCGTCTACACTTGGTTATAGTCCAGCAGATTTTAATGTTGTTGAAACAGCTGGATCTGCTCAAACCACAGTAGGTTTGTTCGAAAGAAATAATTGGAATCCGTTTACAGAAAAGTATGGTTGTATTGGAGATGGACGAGAAGCGAATAGTTTTATAGGGATTGGTTTTGATATAGCAGGTAATTTCGGTAAGACTACTGAAGACAAACCCGGGTGGTTTAATATAAACACTACAACTCCATCTCCATGTTCAGTATCAATAAGAGGAAATAGATTTACTAATAACCAAATATTAACGTCTGTTGATCTTTCTGCCGTCCCTGGTTCAACTGCTATACCTCTACATACATCAGCAGCAAATGCTGTTTTTGTTGATTATAGATTAGATCTAACTAATAAAGGAAATAGATTAACTGTCTCTCATAAACTAACATCGAGTGAAACTTACAACACTATATTAGATTTACGTCTCAATAAAATACAAGGAAGCTATTATAGCACAACAGGAAATGCTGGTAACGTTGGTGGTAGTAACATGTACGATCCGTGGTCAGGGTTTACGGTACAAAACGAAGAGTACCCATTATTAAACATAGGTTTATCTTTTACTACAAGTACTAAAGTAAGTCAGTTTGAATTACTTTCCTTCGAAGTAAAGGGTGTTAAAGTACACAACCCGTGGGAGGAAAAAATCACACCAGATACCCAAGAACAAAAAACTCGAATTGATTACTTAAACAAATCTTCTGAGAATCTTAGAGAGCGGTTTAATTATTCTGAGCTGGATGATAACGTAGACATAGAAATGGTTATACCATCAAAGAAAAATATCGCGAGTGAAATATACGAACAAACAAACACAACCGAAATCTCTTTGTGTGATATTAATGAACCAGAATTTATAGAACAAGATGTAGAAGTCAAATATACAGGTATCAGACCACAAGATATTGATACAGTTGTACAAGCTGTTGAGCGTGGAGACTTACTACCAGAAATTGGTGGCGGTTCGATATCTAGAGCAGAAGTATACGGAGTACCTGCTGACCTAGTTGTACTGTCAGAGCCAATTGCAAACTTATTACCTTCGTTCCGAAAACGAATAACATCGACTGGAGAAGAAAGATACACTCTTGGAGGTAATAAAGGATGGGGAGCTATTTGCTTCTTGGCTGGTGATCGCGGTCCTGTACTAGGCGCACCTGTAAACCAATTATTAACTAATTCTGCAAACATGTTTAATGGTCATCTTTTTGATCCAATCATATATAACGATAGAGAATATATTGTATATATGAGAGTTAGGCAATTAGGGTTAACAACTGATACTAAAGTATATTATACAGAAGATTACGACGAACTTGAAAGTTTGTTTATCGATGCCATAGAAAAAGACTTTGAAGCGAACGGAGTTGAGAAATATACTAAAGTATGGGAGTTAATGCCTATGGTAGAAACTGCAGATAATCCATGGGAAGGCAAAATGGAACAATGGGAAGGTGCAGACGGAAGACCAGATTGGAACTGGGTCAAAGTCGGTTCTAAAGAAGCCGCGGATGAGAAATACCAAAACGGAGGCGGGGTTTGTCGGGTGCTAGAACCAAATGTTAGTATAAACTTAACTGGTATTGAGGGTGGAAACGACGCAAACGGTTTCGTAGGCTTAGCGGAAATTTCATTCAATATACTTGATATTAAAAATATACCAGATGATATAGATGATGCGATCGCAGAAAAAGCCCTAGTTATAACTTTAGATGAAGCTAAAAAAATGAGCAAGGCATTTGGGGTAAAATGGGAACAGCTAACTGCTTATGAAGATGGTTATACATACTATTTTCTACCTAACACAACAGGAACTCCTATAGATGTTTCCACGGAACAAGCTAACCTACAGAAGATGTATCCAGAATTTTTTGCAACCGGGGTAACTACACAAGGCAATTGGTTCGCAACTAAAGGTAGTTTTGATCTGAAAGATTTACAAGGCTAATAATGAATACAACGACATACACAGTATCAGCAACACCTAGTCCGTTTGGAGGAACGAAGACTAAGTCTAACTCTATCACTGGTACTAATGACGTTACGTTCGACTTTGGTGGTTTAAGTAGTTACGATGCAGCTGCGGGTGGTAACTATCGCATTAATAAAGTTATAGTAGATTT